CGCGATTCAACTGTCTCGTAATCTGCCAAATTAAACACTTGGTAACTCCTCTTGTCCCATTAGATACTCGGTTTGTTCCGGTAATGACCAGACTGTACCGTCTGCCCACGTTTGCACCTCGATGGCGCATGAATTGCAATAGTGGCGTCGTACGCCCTGACTGCGTGGATGATTGCTTATGACTGTGTAACTAGCGCCCTTTTGACCTAAGATGGAATTAACGCCGTATCTAACCTTGCAGTAATCACACCAAACACCAGGAGCAGCTTTAATAACTGTCAAGGTCACTCCAATCAGTTGATGCAATCTGTCCAGCGAGCGCAATGTATGCTGCGCCGTCCTTGTAACTGTCTGCGTGGAGGCTTGTCTCTTGTAAGCGTGAGATTTTGACAAGTGCCATACAGATTGCGACTTCGTGAGGCTCGATGTTACGTTCAAGGTAGGCTGACCACAATTTGGCGATTCGAAGGTGATTGAGAGCTGCCAAGCCGTAATCTTTGCCTCTGTCTGCGATGAGGTCTTTGGCTTCGTCAAGGATGTCATCAGCGCGCATTTTCACTCGCCTGGACAATAAATCGATGATCCTCTTGGGATTCCTTGTAGCCCATTGCCCAACCGACAATAAACCATAAAACATTGGCTGCTAACAATATGATAATCATTGGCATTTGAAATGACATTTTCTTGCTCCCGTTTCCGTAGTCCTTGGTGACTACTGGATTACGGTCTCACACTTAGCAGACAATTACACGTTAATTTAGATAACGAAACGATAACGATTATTAAGCACAAAGCCCTCTTTCGAGGGCTGAGGCTCTTACCTCAAATCTGTTATGATAGAGGATTTCGATCATCATTTTACCTTATCTGGCTCGCCCGTAAGACTTTCCAGCAACTATGAATGTGCCGTCCTTTTCAATGTTGATTAGATCCACCTGAACCTTATTCTTATTTATGTACATAATGGCAAAGGCTTGTTGCCAATTAGCCACACCCTTGGTGTAAGCAGCTTGCTTAAAGTCCATAAGATTGCCTACCTCAACACCATGCAGGACACGCCCTATACGGCCACCAGAGGCCTCTGAGAAGGCCGAACGCCCTGCTCTGTGAGTATGTCCTGAGATAACATTCTTTCCATGCCTACGAGCCGCTTCTAGGGCTGATAAGCCCCCTTGTGGCTTTATTGGTGTGTGGTCTCCATGAACTGCAATCCAGTTAGGCGCAATAGCCATTGGGTTCTTATGGAAGGTAATGCCTAACTCATCGAACTTCATAAACTTCTCAAAGCGAAGTTCTGGCAATGCACCGAAGGCTGGGACTTTAGCCATGATGATGTTATAGAGGCGGTCTGTGTGATTGCTACGGATACAGTCAGTAACGCCTAATTCCCAGAGTAGATCAACGGCTTCATTGCGATCATCATCTAGGGTCTGGGCATAAGAGCCCATGCGACCCTCTTCCCACTTGCTTATCTGTGGAAGATCGATCTCATCGCCAATGGTAACTACTTGGTCTGGCTTAAACTTCTTGATAAATGATGCAAGGTTACGGGTTGCAACCCTGTCATGATAGGGAACTTGTAAGTCTGAGACTACAACAATTCGCTTAATCGTCATCCTCATCATCCTGATAATTGCCGAACTTCTCTGGATCGACAGGATCAGGCAAGATCCAATGCGGATAGGCTTGAGGCTCGGTAATCATGAACATAGCAATGTCTTCCTTAAAGCCAGCCTTCTTAAGGCTTTGGAAATACTCAAAGAGCCCAATGCAGTAAGCATCCAGTTTTGAATAGCCTTGATCCTCTAGCGCCTTAGTTGGTTTTCTTGCCATGTGGATAAGTGTCCCTTACTTCTTTAATAACTCCAAGATGTCCTCTTGGCGTGTCTCTATTCTTGCCAATCGGTCTGCGAGAGATGATCCACCATTCGGCGTAAGAGTCCACAACCAACCGCGAACCAAATAACGCAAACCGCCAACAACAATAGCAAGCGTCGAGGCAATAGCGAGAACGAGTCCCGCCCAGTCATTTGCCGTCACTTCTTTTTGCGGTCAACTTCATCGATTGCAGCTTCAACTGCATCAGCGACAATGTTGCCAACTGACTTCTTTGCGCGGTATGCCTTTAGAGCAGCGCGAATTGCAGGGATTGAAGCAAGTGCCAAAGCACCGATAATTAGTTCATTCATTAGTTGCCTCCTAGCATGGGGATTTGGAAAAAGTCAGACGCCTCATCAGCTGCTTTAGTGAACGAGACGTGACAATGATGATTGTGCTTATTAATGCCATCGTAAGGACGCCAAGCCCAACCTCTTTTAGAGGATGCGATCTTTCCGTTAAAGATGACATAACTGATTCGCTTTGGATGAGCCTTGCCGTATTGACGAATCTGATCTGCAAGATCGGGCATGAGGTCAGGTTTTGCTTTGCCGGATAGGTCACGATCGATGTCAATGGCACGAACCCAACCCTGTTCATCAGGATTATGATCTGACTTGCGCGCAGAGTGTCGTGTATCGCCGATCCAGCCATCGGAAGTGCGATCTCTATCTGGGAAGGCATCATCGATTTGTTCCCTTAACTGGACTGCAGATTTTGATAAACGTGGTTTCATTAAAGACCCAATGCTGCCTTTAGATCATCAAGCGTTAATCCAACACTTTCTAATTTTTGTGCAACAGTTGGCTCAGGTGCAATTTGTGTTCCATTGTGCTTTGCTAAAACTTCCTCGGCTTTAACGAAATCCTTTTGTGCGATGTCTAAAAACAGATCGCCATTGCCATCTAGGAAAGGAAATCCAGTAACTGATACGCCTTTAGCGGTCAATTCAGTAATTAGTTCTGCTCCGTTTAGATTTGCTGGTCGGGTTACTTTAATCATTATGCTCCTAAGAATGATGCGCCAAAGTGGCTTTCGATGCCTGAGTAAATTGTTGTTGTTCCGCCGCTATTCTGGAAAGCAACCGCTTCAACATAATCACCAGCAGCTAAGTTCAAAACTACTGACAAAACTATACCCTTTTGCAGTTGAGCAGATTCCTGCACACTTAGAACGGTGCTTCCGTTTTTCCAGAATCTAATTCTGTCAGAGTTTGCGATTGTTCCGTTTTCATAAAATGCGCTGAAAGTAAGCAGGTAGTACCCACCCTTGCCAGTTGGGATTGTAATGCGTGATGTATTTGTTGATGTGCTATGGAAACCATCTGTATCAAAAGTTTCTGCTTGCCAGGTGATTGCTGTATCTGTTGCATTTGACAATGACAAATCGCTAGTACGAGTTAATAAGCAACCTGAAAATGAACCCCCGGCTGGAGTTGTCCATGCTGGTACTCCACCGCTCACCGTCAAAACCTGACCAGTTGATCCAATACCTAAACGAGTATTTGTGTTAGCAGTCGATGATCGGTATTCGATGTCACCCAATGTTGTGGATGGGTTAAGCGCTTTTGTGGTCGTATCGATAGAGGAGCCAAGCGTACGAATAGCAGCTGCGCCATCTTTGACAAGGCTAGTGTCGTCTGGAGTGCTCCAGTTATAATTAGTGGTCGTTGCCATGTTTCTCCTTTATCAGGCTACTATTGTAGCGTTAATCCATTCTAGGGTTGGGCTTAAAGTGTTCCATGTCTCGGCTGCTGAGACTCCGTTCCAACGTGTGGACTGAAGGCTGTAAGCCGTTGGTGAAACCGTTAAAGTCAAATAAAGCGCGTTGTAACCAGCGCTAAAAGTCCAACCTTCTACAAAGCCTTGGAATTGACCATTAGTGATGTTAGAAGGTAAATCGGTAATGTTTACCGGCATACCCATAAACACCTGTAACAAGTCATCTCTATCGCTATCATCGATCTCAGGACTAGATAACGGAAAAGTGATTGACTTGAATTGAGCCTCTGGGAAAGCGCGTAAGGCTAAGTAAAATTGAGCCTGCGATAAAGCATCTGCTCCATTTTCTAAAGAAGTTGTAATTTCATAAGCCTGTTGTCCATAAGTGGCAATTGATGCGGCATTAGATGCAGATTCTTGAGCATTAGCCTTGTAAGTAATTGTCACGTTATTACGGACATCGCCTGAGCGCTTTGATGTGCGGATTCCGCGAGCCAACGCATGATTACCAGTTAAATCTACATAACCATTGCTGGCTAAGTAAGAGCTGCGATGAGTACTGTCGGCATACCCGATTCTGCCCTGTGAATCCTCAAAGAGGTATCCGAGTCCAGATGTGGCTAAAGAGGATACAAGGCTATAAATGTCTGTAGTGTTAGCAGACCGAGAAGTTAATTCGTAATCACCAGGTTGATCGATGTCGCCAAGCCCTGAGTTCTCAGCATCTGCCCAGGTTGTTGTAGCGCTGTAAGTTGCCCAAGTTGTAGCAGCTGGTACTTCATTCCAAGTATTGAACAAGGCTTGACTGAGAATGGTGTAAATCTGATCGCCATCATAAGCCTTGCTTAAAACGCCTTCTGTGAGGGTTTTAGGGAGTTTAGCCAAAGCACCCAAGGCAACTACCTTGATACGCTCTGAAATGGTCGTAGCGGACGCCTGAGTGACCTCTACATCGATGTCTGTGACATAGCCACCAAATAGGTTTACAAATGTTCCGCTTGAATCTTTGACCTTGATTGTAATTTGATCATTGATGTCCATAACAATGGGTGACTGGTCAAGGTTAATAATCTCGACATTGCAATAACCTGCATAAGGTTGAGAATAAATGTCCTGGCGTCCAGAGGTAATGGTGAGATTGGCAAGTGTGACGTTTGTGTAATCGCCACCGCCATTGATTGTTACTTGCCATTCGGGAGTCCATTGACTCATGCGATTAGAGCCGATCCAGCCCCACCGCCACCGCGGTATGAGGACTCGTTGATGATTTCTACGATCTGGCGGGCTACGCCTTCTTTGTCCAAGGCTCCAGTTACATTGATGTTGTAAACAGGTGCCATGGATGCAGATTCAGCCAATCGGAAAGATCCAGCATTAAATGAACCAATAGCCGTTGACGCTGTTGCAGCGCTAGATGCAGCTGAGGCTACTGAACTTGTACTGGTTGTTGTACCAGTTGATCCACCGCCTCCGGTGCTAGAAATAGTTGGTGCCGTGTAAGTTGGTGTGCTTACCTTTGGCGCTGAAACTGTTGGGGTTGTAAATGAAGGCTTAGAAATTGTTGGGATGTTAGGCAAGATTGGGATTGCGTTGTAAGCCTTGATAAGAGCATTGATGCCGTCGA